GCGACTGCGATCTCATCGGCGAAGCGTTCGAGGTCCAGCTTGGTCAGCTCTGTGAATTCTTCATTGTTGTGTTTATTGGTGTAGTAAACGCCACCTTCAGGATGTCTCGATGGGGGGATGACAGATTGTGCTCCTGTGGAGCGAATTTCGACGATGGTGCCCAGATCAGCGGTCTGCCATTTGCGCGTTTTGGCACCAACTACACGGAAAATGTAGTGAGAATATTCTTTGTTGGTGCGACCATAGATGAATGTCTCGGGGAGGATGTACTCGGCCACCCAGATGGCTTCTTCCATGTCCAGATCGACGTCCGTGGCATGGTCGGAAGCCTTGCCCCAGAGCGCACCGATGTTGTCGCCGCGCTTAAATGCCCCGTTCTGGAGATCGTCATAAACCAGCCGGAGATGCGGCCAATCCTTTGTTTTTGGACGTTTTGACCTGCTCCGCAGCGGAACTGTGTAGACTTTCTTCTCCAGCCAGTACTCAGCTGTTTGCGTTGGATCAAAACCTGCTTTATTCTGTGCCATCTCGCCTCTTCTTGTTGTCGATGTGAGACCTGGAGGGGAGGGTAGACTCTATCGGGACTGCCCTCTTTCTCCAAATTAATCTGAGTCTTTATCCCTGCGGGCGGACCATCCTAGCAGAGCGAACAGGAGACTGAAAATGGTCTTGAGCGAAGCGGGCTTATGGCGAGCCTGAACCCCCACTGCACTGAGTGCGGATTACACGAGACCGCAAAGACGGTATGCATGGCAGGGGATGGTCCGCGCAAAAACGTCACCGTCATGGTGGTCGGGGAGGCTCCCGGCGCGAACGAAGACAAACGTGGTGTGCCCTTTATCGGGGAGTCCGGTAAAATTCTGCGCACCGAATTAGAACGCAACAACCTGACCGAGATCACCTACATCACCAATCTCGTCAAGTGCCGTCCTCCCAACAACCGAACTCCCACGGCAGCAGAGATCAAAGCCTGCCGTCACTACCTCGATGAAGAAATTGAGCAGCTAGCTCCCAAGTTTGTCATCACTGCCGGAGTCCCGGCTACGAAGACGCTTTTCCGTGGCAAGGCGAAGATCAATCAATTCCATGGCGAAATCATTGAGAATCCCAAAGTCAGTTACATCGGAATGCCAATCGTCCATCCGGCGTATACGCTCCGCGATCCCTCGAAGCTTCCGGGTCTGCAGGATGACATTGCTCGGATTGCTCGCCTCATAAAGGGCGGCTTGCGCAATGATACAGTCGAGTGGACGGTCGTCAGGAAAGGAAACCTCCGTACCTTTGTAGCTGAGTTTGAGGAGGCAACCGAATTCGCATTCGATACGGAGACAGCGGGGCTCAGACCATTCGCAGAAGATGGGTACATCACTGCAGTCGCTATAGCCCTCCAACACCGGACGTGGGTCATCCCCGGATTTATGCATCCTGATTACCAGCGTTACTCCCACAGCCCCTTCGCGCACGGTGATGCTCTTCGGAAACTGATGCAACTGCTTTTCTTTCTTGCTCATCGTGATAAAAAACGCACGTATGCGCAGAACGGGAAATTCGACAATAAATGGATGCGATGGATGTTCGGTGGTTCATTCCGCTTGACCTTCGATGTCATGCTCGCACACCACGTGTTAGATGAAAACCTCGCGCACGATCTGACCAGCCTGTGCCGCACCTATCTCGATGAGCCTGAATACGACATCTCGCTGGCAGAGAAGCAAGGCAAGTCCGAGAAGCCCATGCGCAACTACAAATACTGCGGGCAGGACGCGACGTACACGCTCAGGCTGGGCAAACTGTTCGAGTCCCTGCTGCGACAAGACCCAGGTGTGCACCGACTGTTTTGGAAGATCACAATGCCCGGTGCGCGCGCGATGGAAGACGTAGAAATGGAAGGGCTCACCATCGATGGAGCTGCGCGTAAAGAAGTCGGGCTCCAACTGCTATCCGAGATGATCACGGAACGCGAAGAGCTGAACGACATGACTGGCGGCGACGTGAACTGGAACAGCCCAGCGCAGATCGGAAAACTCCTATATAAAGATCTGGGGTATCAGTGCAAAATTTTTACGAAGAAAGGGGCAAATTCTACATCTGAAGAAGCGCTGCTCAGCATCGCAACCAAACCCGTCGTCAAGAAGCTGCTCGCCTATCGTGGCGCATCTAAGATGTTTAACACGTACATCAAGGGCTGGGAGAAGTATCGTATCGGCGACAAATATTATTTCGATTACAAACTGCACGGCACTGTCACCGGCAGATATTCTTCTCCGCTCCACCCTATCCCGCGCGATGGAAAGATCCGCAACCTCATTACTGCACCAAAAGGATGGACACTCTGCGCGTTAGATATCGCCACCGCAGAGATGCGTGTTGCTGCGCACCTGTCCAAAGACCCAGAGATGCGTCGGTGCTTCACCCACGGCATAGATGTTCACTGGCGCACAATGATCGAGACGTTGTACATCAGTCAGCAGAGCGAGTGGACTGAACGCGTGTTCGACACCGCTGAAGCCATCGCTGACTGTGGTGGCATGTCGTACACCGAATGCCTCGACATCATGATGGAGGCAGGCCCGAAGAAGTGTATCGCTATCGAGCCACGTTGGTACGAAGGCAGGACGCGCGCAAAAGCCGTTAACTTCGGCTTCATCTACGGTATGTATCCGAAGAAATTCATCGAGCAGGCGAAGAAGGATTACGGCTGGGAACCCAGCATGGCAGAAGCGAAGAACGCACGTCATGCATATTTCCGACTGTACTCTCGGCTGGCTGACTGGCACACCAGAACGAAGCGACTTGCAAAAACAAACGGTCACGTACGCTGCCTGACTGGTCGGTTGCGCAGGCTTCCCGGCATTCAGACCAGAGACAAGATGGTACGCATGGAAGCTGAACGTCAGGCTGTTAACTCAGGCGTGCAAGCCATGATCGGGGACTACAAAACGATGATCCTGATCGAGATCCACAAGACATTCCCGCGTGATCATGTGCGAATTGTCGGAGAGCATCACGATGCAGTGCTGACCATTGTCAGGGACGAAGTTATCCCTGAGTGCGTGCCGAAGATGCTGAAGATCGCAGAGCGACCAGCCCTGATGGACACATTCAAAATAACACTCAGCGTGCCGATGGAAGGTGAAGCAACGCTGGGCAACTGGGGTAAAGGAGTGAAGTATGAGCAAGCCGCGTGAGCACATTAGTTTCAGCGAGGTGAATTCGTATCGACGATGCCAAAAAGCATGGTGGTACAGATATTTTCTGAAGATCAAACGTAAGTTCAAAGGCGTGCGTCTGCTGCGCGGCGAGATCCTGCACGAGATGCTCAACGCTTACGTTGAATACAAAATTCATGGCAACAAGTACACGGGCAGCGATCCATGGGACGTGCTCGAAACGTACGCTGAAGAGTACGCTGCCTATTTTGAGGAGGAGCGTGACATACACGGTGACATCATCGGCGACTGTGGCAAGATCTTCGAGGGCTACCTGCGTAAATATCGCAAGGACCCGCTGACGTACGAGGCAACTGAGGTCAAGATCGAAGTGGACCTGAGCAAGTTGGGCAGCGGTGCTCTCCCAGTCATGTTCATCGGCTTCATCGATAAGATTGCAACGGACGTGCACGACCGACGCTGGCTGGTAGATCACAAATTCATGAAGTCCATCCCGACAGCTGATGATCGATTCCAAGAGCTGCAACTGCTGCTGTACGTGTGGGCGTACGGCATGATGAAGCCGAAGGAAAAGATCGACGGTATCTGCTGGGACTACGGCAAAGCGAAGGCACCGACCGAACCGGAAGTGCTGAAGAGCGGTGAGCTATCGAAGCGCAAGAATCTGGACTGCGATCCGTACACCTACCTTAAAGTGATCAGGAGAGAGAAGCTCGATGCAACTCAGTACGTGGACATGCTGGAAATGCTTGAAGGGAAGGAAGACACCTTCTTTGAGCGCGTATTCCTGCCGAAGCCCAGCACCAACATGATCATTGAAGTGGTCAACGATTTCCTGCAGAGTGCGGCGGAGATTCAAGCCAAACGAGATGGCGGACACTGCGCCCGCAGCATGTCGTCATTCAACTGCAACACCTGTGAGTACCGAACAATCTGTGAAGCGGAGGTCCGGGGACTGGACTCTGATTTCATCATGAAGAGCGAATACGTTGAACGAGGGAGTCACCATGCCAGCTAAACCGATGCGGAGCAAACCGAAATTGAAGGTCACAGGAGCGAAGAAACGGACAGTAGTAAAGAGAAAACCGATGACGACTGCTTCGATCATCGACCAGATCAAACCAGTCACGGAACTCAAAACCAACCTGGTCATGATGGTGTACGGTCGCTCCGGCACGGGTAAAACGCACTTCGGCTCGACGTTCCCGCGACCTATCTTATTCATTGACACGAACGAGCGTGGCACCGAGACCATCGCGCAGGAAGAGGACGTCGATGTCGTACGTGTCACTGAGTGGGCTGAAATAGATGAGCTGTACTGGGGGTTGCTCAATCATAAAACTCCAACCGAATATGCGTCCATCGTTATCGATCAGGTGAGCAACCTGCAGGATATCGGCATGACTGAGGTACTGCGCAAGTCACGCAAGGGCAGAGACGAGACGTTCACGCAGCGTAACTGGGGACAACTGTCCGGAATGCTGAAGCAATTCATCAGCGACTTCCGTGACCTGTCCGATGATTACAATCTGCTCATGATTGCACACGAGCGTGTGAACGAAGGTGGCGACGAAGAAGAAGAAGCCATCGAGCCCAGCATCGGGGCGCGCGTCATGCCCTCAGTCAGTGCATTCCTCGATGGTGCAGTTGACTCCATTGGTTCCACGTTCATCAAAGAGCGTTGGGAAACTGAAGACAAAGAAGAAGTGCGACATGTGGACTACTGTATGCGGATCGGTCCTCACGCATTTTACTCGACGAAGATCCGCAGACCAGTGTCCGCTGGTCCGATCCCTGAGCTGATCGTCAACCCGACGTTTAAAAAGATCAGGGACCTGACCGCAGGCAAACAAACGAAACGTAAGAAAATTAGGAGATCCTGAGAATGGCAACGAAGAAAAGACGATCAAAAGCACCCGCTAAGAAAACGGCACGACGTGGTGGGAGACGGGGCAAGTCCAATGTCATAACAGTTGACTTCACCGATGTGGAGGCCGGAGGTGGAATGCCTACGCCGGATGGCTACTACGTTGCTGAAATCATGAGCGCTGAGTTGGAAGCGAGTCAGGCAGGCAACGACATGATCACTGTACGTTGGAAGACGCACATTGGCTCGACGGTGTTCGACCGATTCGTGTTAGTGCCACAGTCGTTGTGGGTTTTGCGCACTGCGCTTAACTGCATGGGATACGACACCCCTGATGGTCCCTTCGACTTTGATCCCGATGATCTGGTCGGGAACATGTGTGGTCTGGAGATCGTGAACGAGGAGTACGAAGAGAAAGATCAGCCTCGTGTAACCGGTTACCTGACCGAGGAAGTAGCACAGCAGTACGTCGAAGAGCAGGGTGGTGAAATCCCTGAGGCTGAGGGCGAAGAAGAAGAGGAGGAGGGCGAGTACGAAGAAGAAGAAGGCGAAGAGGAAGAAGAAGAAGCTCCTCCAGCTCCCACCAAAAAGAAAACGAAAAAGAAAGCCTCGAAGAAAAAAGCAGTGAAGAAAAAGACACGGAAGTCCACTGCGTTGCGTCCGGGTGCTCGCGTCACGTTCGAAGACGAAGATGGCGAAGAGTATCAGGGTGTGATCGAGGGCATCGAAGACGACATGGCAGTTGTGGTCGATGACGAAGAAGGGGAATGGGAGATCCCGCTTAAAGAGCTGACGAAAGCGTAGTGATCCGCACGGAGCTTCGTCCGTATCAGAGAGAAGCTGTCGTTGCGGCATTGCCCTTCGACGGCTTCGCTCTTTTTCCGGAACAGCGCACAGGGAAGTGCCTGATCTCTCTGGCTATCGTTGACGAACGCAAGCCGGAGGTGTTGATCCTTTTGTGCCCTAAGAAGGCACTGAAAACCTGGGAGGAGCAGCTCGAAGAACACCTCGACAACGATTGGGGATGCGAGATTTACATCCTCACGTATCAGGAGCCTGTGAAAAACATGCAGCTCCGGAAGGAGTGGTACGCCGAAACACTGAAGTGGCAAAAGCAAGGCGTCAAGATGATGATCATTGCCGACGAAGCGCACATGATCAAGAAACCTGGTGCAGCCCAGTCGCGGTTTGCACGTACGCTTGCCAAGCGTTGTGTTTGGAAACTTGCGTTAACCGGCACACCAGCCGACAAGGGTTTTGAGCAGTACTGGGCAATCTTCGACTTCATTGGGAAGAACGAGATCTTCGGCATCTACGCCAGCTTCAAGGAGCGCTATGTCGTTTACGAGCAGCATGAGAGACGAGATGGAAAAACGTATCCCGTGCTCGTTGGATACAACCACGAAGAAGAGCTACTTGAAATCATCCATGAGTACAGTTACCGAATTACATTCAACGAAGCGCGCGTCGCCATGGGAAAGTCTCCCGTGCGCGTCCGCCGGAAGAAAGTGCGTTTCGACCTCAATCGTAAGAGTCGGCACATCTACGAAGAACTGAAACAGGACATGGAAACCGTTATCAACGACCTGACCATCGGTGTACCCTTACCGGTCAATTTACCGCAGAAGCTGCAGCAGGTGTGCGGTGGTTTCTTACTGCATCAGGAGCGCATTCCCGGCCAGAAGAAGCGCACACGTATCGTCATACCTGTTGGCACCGAGAAGCTGGACAAACTCATGGAGCTGCTGTCGGGCTTCGGTAAAGAAAGGGCAGTCATCTGTTGTCGCTTCACGCACGAGATCGAAGCCATCGCTGCGGAGTTCGATGCGTTCAACTGGACCTACAAGATCATTTCGGGGAAGCACGAATGGGACATGAAGTTCGATGTGGACTACGTCATCTTGCAGGTAAAGAGTGGGCTCGGTTTCGATCTGTCAGCAGCGAACACGTACGTGTTCTACAGCTGGGATCACAGTCACATCACGTTTGAACAAGCTCGATTCCGCATCATGAGCATGGAATTCACCGACTGGGTGAAGTATTTCTTCATGATGGCAAATGACACAATTGAGGATGAATACTATGAAGCGATTGCAAAGAAAAAAGACTTCGCGACGCTCATCCTCGACAGGTACCGCAAGAAAGGTAACCGTCGAAGATCGGCTTGGAAGGGTGCTAAAAGAATTCGCAAAACCCGTGCGATGTTCGCCTAATGTAGATTCGGTGAAAAAGTAGTGCAATATTTTCCTGGGATTTTGGTTTTATGAATGAGAGCAACCTTTGGGAGTGGCTGCGAGATGTTGCGCTCCCGCTGGGGCAATACTCCAGAATCGAATCCCCAGATACTACGCCGGGATTTCCTGACGTTCACTACCAAGTGGGCAAGGATGGCTGCGGTACCATCGAGCTGAAGGCGACCGACCGTGCACTGCGCGTGCCCTTTCCGGACGACGAGAAGGGACTGCACAAATCACAGCTGCGATGGATCAAGGAGAACGTCAACGAGGGCGGCATCGTCTGGATCATTGCAGAAACTCCCGGCGTCATCTACATTGTACACGGCAAGGATGCCGCGAAGTTCAACGGAGCAACGCACGACCAGTTGATTGACATGGCTTGGGAAACGATGAGCAGGAAAGATCCTAAACAAGCTGCGCGCTTATTAGATGGCGCGCTCACAGTGCCGAGTAACTATCGGCTTTTCGCAGAGTACTATGGAGAATAACAATGTCATTCGGAGATGAAAATACACAAGAAGTAGCAGCAGCAGGACGCGCACTCATGGACCACCGTCCACCGACTGTCAGCGAGAAACTACTGCAGGAGAAAAAGGAACTGGAGCTGCGTCTCGAAGCAATCAATCAACTGATCACACAGATGGAAGCGAACCCGGAGACGAGAGACATCATCGACAAGCTCGCCCAGCTCGGGCGTGGGATGTTCTGATGCCAGAACGTAGCTGCACTTTTCGTAGTCCGCACCACGTGCAAACGTGCACTGAATGCGGCAGCGATCTAACTATCTGTCAGTGCGTTGCGCCTGACCAGCAAGCTCATGAACGATTGACCAGTCCTGACGGGATGGTCTTCACCATGATTCGAGACGAACTGGTTGCTGCGCGCAAAGCATTCCCGGAGAACACGCACAAGCTCGCCGCCCTCATGGAGGAGGTGGGTGAGCTGGCTCAGGCTATGATGCATCACGACCGTAAACTAGGCACGAGCGCAGTCGAAGTCCTACGCGAAGCAATACAGGTAGCCTGCATGGCTGTCCGCATTGCCGTCGAAGGGGATGAGAATTTCTTGTACGATTTCCCCGTCGTCGAGAGCGAGTTACCTCGTGGTCCCGTGGGAGGAATGTATGACTGATCCACTCGACATCAAAATCACATACGATAGAGAAAGAGTTGCTGACATTGTCAATGCAATGCTGGATGATCCTGATCCCATCGGGCTCTACCCAACCACCAGGTGTTTCAATCAGCTGGAGCAACTCCTCGGTGGTGTTCGGGCGGAAGCTATCGGCTGGACGTGGACTGAAGCACGTTTGCAGTACAGTAAGGGGCTGGACCCCCACCGCTCAGAGATCCCGATGCTGGTGGAAAAAGCTGTAGCTGACTTGAATCCGGAGCACGAATAATGACAGACGACAAACCGAAGGTCGATGAAGTAGCCGAAGCTGTTAGCAAGGAAATTAAACCACCTCTCAAAATTAAAGTAGGAATGGAGAATGGCAAGGTGGTTACCATCTTCTCTGAGCGGCTCTCGATGTTTTCCCTACCGTTCGATGAGGCCGAGAAGTACGCTGATGCCTTGTACCACCACGCTTCTGCGGCAAGGGATGCAGCTGGGAAGTAGTCGCTTTACACGCTAGCGAATCTGTGTATATAATGGCTGCAGAATCCGACTGGAGATAGGTATGAGAAGTGCAAAAGCTCACAGCGATAGCATCGGTGCGCAGATGGCAATGATGCGCAAGCGTAGCAAGAAAAACTGTGAGAACCCGGAGTGCAAGAAGCGTTTCGAGGGTCTCACGATCACTAATTACTGCTCTGACGAGTGTCGTTTCAGGGCAGCTTACCTGCGTCGTACAGCATAGGAATAAGACATGTACCTGAAACAACACCGCAAAGGCACCCTCGAATTGGACGGGCGTAAGCTCAAGATGCACCTTGAAGTGAGCCTGACTAATCAGGGTGATCGACAGGTAGCCACCGAGTTCATCAGCGAGATCCGTAAGCAGCTGCGTGAATTCGATCCCGCCAAGAAGAAAAAGGTTGGCGCGAGACGTAAAAAGCGTAGATGATTCTGGTTGATCTCGAAGGGGTGCTGAGCGATCACACTGATCGTCTAGCCCTCCTTCAGTCTCGAACTCAAGACAACAAACGAGATGTCACTGCGTGGAAAGATTATTACAAAGCGATCATGGAAGACGCGCCGCGAATGCACATCATAGACATGGTGCACGACTGGCTCGACGCAGACATCAAACCGATCATCTACAGCACACGCTTCGTTAATAAGTACAAGCACGAAGAAGCATGGCTACGCAAGTACGAATTGTTTGAGCGCGTCGAATTGATTCAACGACTGCCGCACCAGACTGCAATCAAAGGTCCGGACCTGGTCCTGCAGTGGGTGCGTCAGTACAAGCCGGAGATCGTCATCGATGACAGAGTCGAAGTGCGCGACAAGCTGCGCGGACTCTACGCAGGCATGATGGTCTACGGTCCCAACGCTTTTCTTAAAACGGGGGAGAACGACGATGGACATATACTGCGCTAACAATTGGCTGTATCACGAGTGGGGAGCAGATGGCAGATGCGTTCGACGTTGCGGTGCTACCTTGCCCGTCCGAAGCCACCACGTCTCGACATCGGAGGACGTCCGGTCCCCCTCTGCAACGCTCTCGCTAGTCCACCCTGCTGGTCCTGTTGACCGACACGGTTCACGCCACCACCGACGTTCGCCGGAGGACGATTCATCATCCGCTGCTTCTGCAGATAGCCACGCATATTAGGAGCTATTTTAGGTCCACCAACGGGACCTGCTCCACCAACGGGACCTGCTCCACCTTGAGGCGGCATTGCTCTTGGGTCACGTCCACCGAACGGTATCCCACCACCTTGAGGCGGCATGCCTCGACTGGGGATGCCTCTCGGTGGACTCGGAGGCACCATCGGCCTCGGTCCTTTACCCGGCGGGAATCCACCACCCTGAGGGGGCATCGCTCTCGGGTCACGTCCACCGAACGGCATCCCTCTCGGTGGGCTCGGCGGCACTTGCATCCTTGGTCCCTTTCCGGGAGGGAAGCCACCTCCACCTCTTAAAGATCCGCCGGGACCTGCGCTACCTAATGGGTTTGGTCCGTAGCCGGGTCCACCTAAGGTACCGACTCTACCCGGCATGCCACCGGGACCACCTATCTGTGCGCGAGGCGGGAAGCCACGCCTACCGGCTCCACCTCGTTGACTCTGCGCCTGCCGCCTCAGCTGCGAGAGCATTCCAGATCTACCTCCCGCACCACCCGGCGGGATGCCACCTCGTGGATTCATCATGCCGACACGCGGAGACACACCACCTCGTGGTGGACCACGGAAGTTTGCTTGCGCAAGTCCACCGAATTGATAACCGGGCACGTCGATGTAGCCACCGTGAGCTTCACCCAGTGCTTCCAGCTCACGTTCGCTGCGAGTCTTGATGTCTTCACCTCGCCCAAGCAGCCTGTCGAGCCAGCTCAGATCTTCTGCTGGTTCCGCTTCAACCACTTCTGGAGGAGGAGGATCTACATGCTTCCTGCTCTCCCAGTAATTGTAACTAGCCGTCCCGTGTGGATAGGGATTCGGTCCTCCCGTTGCATCCTCTGCATGACCGGGACGGACAACTCCGCCTTCATCGTAGTAATTCACTTGACCTCCTCCCGCGTAGCCACCCGGTGGCACCGCTAATGATTGTGCAACACGTGCTTTATGTGCACGCAGTGCTGCTGAATATTCAGTGTCTCTTCCTGCTCGTCGATCTCTCGGTGGGATTGGAGTAACTGCAGGTGGGTCTCCTTCTACACCTGGGGGTGGACCTGTACGTGGTGGTCTGCCCCCACCTCCATCTCCGTCGCGCTGACGTCGTCCACCTCCGTTGCGACCGCGACGTCCACTTCCGCCACGTGGACGCACCGTTGTAACAGGAACTGGCGTCGCAGTCGCAGTCGGAGCCGCAACCGCAGGCGGATTGTAGCCGTACTGCACTCGGCCTTTCTCCTGCATCCTACGCATCATCTTGGCGTACCTGCTATTACCTTTGATCTCAGCGTTCAGGAACTTCAGTGTCTCTTCAGGTATGTCTCCATAATCCTGACCGGGACCGTAAGGAGTCCAAACCTCACCACCTCCCTGCATGTGCAGGCTCGGTGCGAACCCACGTTGGATGATGTCGTTCATTGGTGCGAGACCTCCTTCATACATTTCTGCCAACCTGTCAGCTGCGACGAACTCCTTCGCCACGCTAACTGATGGTCCATCGATTCGATTAGGCTTCCAACCGTGCGCAACAGCACGCATTAATTTCGCTTGCTTTGGTGACGTGCTAGGCATCATCTACCTCCCCAGTTTTACCGTCGATAACAGCGTTGTCGGGCTTCGGTTTAATCAGTGCAAGAATACTCGAGACCACTTCGAGCTTCGTCTCATCGCGCAGACCGATAGGTCCACCGTCTTTACCAGTGTGTTCAGTTTCTTTGCGATCAGCCCAGTACTCGCGCTGTCGGTTGGTCATCCACAACTTGATCGCTTGCACGTCAGGTTTGTAATGCTTGATGGTGTCGGCACGGATGACCTCTCCGTCCCACTGGAAAATCTTTTCTTCGTCGTGCGTGTAGCCGACGGCAGTCTGGTACAACGCACCAAGGACAGCAGCATCAGCATCGGTGTAGCCTTCTTCGAGCGCATCTTTGAACAACGGGTACTGTGCTTTCCACAGGCCCAGTTGTCGTGCGCTGATGTCGAAGATTTCAGACAGCTGCTTTTCATCGATGCCACGCATCGCAATCGCACGCACCTGGTCGAGGTGATCGGGTAGGAACACACGCGAACCCTCCACAAGGAGATGACCCGCACGGTTACGCGTGTACCTTTTAGCCGGTGGTTTGAGACGTCGTGCAGGCATTATTGTACGGGCTCCTCTTCTTCAGCACCGAAAAGCATTTCAGATAACCGACCAGTGACGTCGATATCTTCACCCTCTTCAACACCGGCTGCAGTGCGTAACTGCTCCATCATGCCGGGACCTTCATCTTCAGCAAACTCATCAGAGATGTACACGCTGTCCTGCGGATCGTCTTCTGTCCATTGCTGCAGCGTCTGCCGACCACCAGCCATTAGTAAGGGGGTCAGCTCCATCATGATCGCATCGCGGAGACGGACATTTCCTCTTGCGTGATACAAACGCAGAAGCTGATTTCTAATAAATGCACTTTGATAAGCCTTAGCTGCGAAACCAAGGGCTCCGAGAGTCGCGATGTTGATGGCATCAACACTCAGCTGTCCGATGCCACCCGCTGCTGCCATGCCCACGCCTTTTCCAATCTCTTGAGCGGCTGCAGTAGCTGTTAAATACTCTTGCAAACCGATGAGTTCTCGCTGCGCCTGCTTACCGGGGAAGAATGTTTTTAGCTGTGCTTGGATAGGTTCTTTATCCATCCAAGCGAGAACTTTTTTAGGATCAACTGCCATGTCCTTAGGCATGCCACGACGCCAACCACCAACACGCAACGCATTTCTCATAATCAGTTGTTGCGCTGATTTTCGTCCCGTAGGTGTCATTGCGTCGTAAAGTGTTTTCAGCTGTTTCTCGTCTCCGCCTCTTAGCACTTTTCGAATGATCCCTTGGTCTATCCGCCCAGCATCGATCACACTTTTGAGTGTCTTTTTCTCTGCCTCTGCTACTAAGCCTCTGGTGGTAGCCATCGCTTTAACCCACTGGGCTCCGGCCTCTCCACCTTCGTCTAAGGCATGACGTTTCATGTCCCTTTCCAACGCGTCTGCTGCTTCGGTAAGAACTGTTCGGGCCTGCGGAGGCGCACGTCCAGCCTCCATACGCAGTCGTTGCAGCCAGTCATCGAGCGCACCAAAGTTACGAGCAAAATCCTGGGCCTTGCCTCCCTGCCACACAGAATTACGAGCCTTGTTCAGTAGATCGATGACACCTGGGTTCGCCATCTCTCCGTACGATTCTTCTTTTTGGATGATGTCTCGAATACGCAAGCGAAAGTCACGCAGAATGATTGGCTTATCTTTAATCGTATCCAGTGCACCCTGTGTTGCAGTACGGGCAGCTTGCAAAGCTCTTCCGGCATTGCGATTGAGACTTTCGATAACTTGATGACCGTAGTCAGTAATCGGATCCAGGTTGAAACGGTCGGCAAGATGTCGCAGTACTTCTACACGTTCTAAAGCCTCTCGCTTCCGTAAACCACCGGTACCGACAAGAGGCAAACGCTCCATCATCTTTAGCAAAATCTGCATGCGTGGCGTGTGGATTTCAGGTATCGCATCTTGCGTTAACACAAGAGCGGGGCGTGCCGTGTGCAAATATTTCTTAGCCTTTTTGGCGAAGTCTAGAACAGCTACTTTTGCCTCCGGGAGAATCCCCTTAAGTCCTCCAAACCATGACTGAGGTAGATAGCTGCCAATGTATTTGCCAGTGCGTTGGATCGCTGCAACCCCACCTCTACCAATATCCGCGATGGGACCTAAAGCAGTAGCCAGTGCGACATCCGAAACATCGAACTGACCACCAGCTTGTTCCTGTCCTACCTGTATTGCAGCTTCAGTCACGCCCGATGTTGCCATACCAGTCGCGATGCGACCTGCTATCGAAGGCATCGCAGCTGTTACTTTACCTGCAGGTGTGAAGATCACACCGATACCGATTGCTTGCACTGCATCCATCGCACTGAAGCCGGGACGATTAATAACTGCACGCTGCCCTGTATTATTGTTAGCGACAATGATCGTGCCATCTGGGGCGTGTTGAATTCCAAACTCAGGCCACCTCTGCTCACCTGTTTCCGGATCGATCTGCGTCAACATTTTTGCAATCTCTGCCGGATCAAACATGGTCAGGGCTGCTGCAGAGAGCATTGCTTTATCCCCCATGGAGAGGTGTGCAGCAACACCCGAACCAACACGCTGCGTCATCTCACCGTGTTCAGCCAGCTCCATCAGCTCCATATTTGCGCCCATCTTCTGCCAGATACTTAACTCAGGGTCGTCAAGTGTTGCTTCCAACTCTGCAACACGAGGATTCATTATCGACTTGCCCATAAATAACTCGGGCAACTCTTTCGCTGCACGTGACTCACCGGGTTCCATCGGGAACGGGGACATGATCGTCTTACGCTCGATGTTAAGACCACCGATGTCACCACTGCGAACCAGTTCGGTCGCTGTACGAACAGGATCGGTTCCTGCCTCACCCAGGAAACTCGCGTCAAAAGCACGTCCAAGATTTGCTCGTTGAGCTTCAGCAACAGGATCTACTGCCTCTCCAAATTTTGTGATGTCAAAATCTTCTTCAGCCATCTGTTATTCCCCACTCTCTGGTTCAGCAGTCTTGCGACGTACTTGTCCGCCCCAGTCATCCTTTTCGAAGAAGTAGGCACCAACTTTCAACTTGTCGTACTGCGCTTTTGAGCTGATCGGTACCGCGCCGCGAACCCACCTGTTGTTATACGCTGCCTCCCACAAATCGCTGACCTCATCCATGTTTCCACGTTGGTACGCCTCGCGAACACCATTCCGAATTGCAGTTGAATAGATTAATTCCATCTCCTTCAGCCGCCGGTAGTTCGCTGTCGAGTTTTGTCCCAGACCAACAGAGATGCCCTTCATCTCTCTAACGTCACGGTCAGACGTGTTGCCTTTCAGTGACATCAGTTTCTGCAAATAATCTTCAGCGGCAATCATCTGCAGCTCGGTCAACAGGATCGTGTCGCCGAAGTCAATCCCCATGAAATTCGCCAATCGATTCTTTAGTTCTTGGATACCGCTGGTCTCGATGATCGTCTCAGCGTTTTCGAAAATAGCATTGGCACGCCTGACATTCCGTATCGGAGCCCGGTATTCGTACGCTTCGTCGATCATTTCTTGGCCGCGACCTTCCTCTGCCTTTGCTCCTTCTGCTGCAGTGATGAGCGCATCTGCACGAGCAGGATCGAGCCTCGATGCAGCCTCGAAGTAAACACCGTTTTCATCCGTTAAAGGTGACAGCCGCCACTCGCCATCTTTATCCATCTTCATGGCACCGAAGATCAGTTGTTGCTGAGCGACAGGTCTGCCCACATGCTCTGGGTTGACCATCGTTTGGATCGCTCCGTGGATACCCTTGGCTCGGTTGGCATGCCCAGCCATGGAGAGCATCTGATCGATCATCTTTGCTTCGATAGCAATCTCTTGCGCTACGTTCGTGTCTAACTGCTCATCGTAATACGCTTCATGCTCAGCAGCTCGCCCCTGTTCCTCGCGCAACAACCCAGCAGTCGCACCTAACGATTCACCGAAGCCCCCTGTCTGTGTCGGTGCCAGCATGCCTTGTGCAAATGCCAGCCACTTAGACGATTCATCCGATGCCCGCTGTTTATCTCTTCGTTCTGCAATTTGTGTACGACCTTGACGAAGACGGTCGATAGCACTCTGCTGATTCATCACGATCAACTCGGTCAAGCTCTTCCCGGCACCGGGGTGAGTTGTCCGACTTATGATCTCATCCACAGTGAGCAAAGGTTCCTGCTCCTCTTCTTCCGGAGGACCCGCGACTGCGCCGAGTCCACCGACACCTCCACCACCTTGAAATTTTTTCACTCTGCCACCTCGTGCAAATTTCTGTTGTCCGGATACTTCCTGTTGCGCTTCTGCTATCGGATCGTAAAACACATCACCGGTAGGAGGCTGTGGGACGTCACCGGGTCCGTTCGGTACCCACTCCAATGCACCGTTAGCGTACTCTTCAACTCGGCCACCGATTCCACCACGGTTATACGATTCCTCGACCATCGTATCTTCGACCAGCTCCGCGCCTCCTTCTCTGTGGAGCTGTCGCATTCGTATCTTCGGATCGATCATCGCTTGCATCTTTTGGCGAAAGGCTTGCATACCTCCCGTTGCGATCTCCGCTTTCATCTTCTCCAGGTCGCGGTCTGATATTTTACCTTTGAGGTCAGATAGCCCAGCACCTATGGACTTGCCTGCCGCATCCCTGAGAGCTTGCATCCTAAATTCACCGGAAGCACCTCGAACTATGGAGCCAAAGATGACCCCTCCCGTCTCGGGATCAAACATAGTTTGGAGAGCACCCTTAATTCGGCCCCCCTCCTGATACGCTTGTTCCACTTCTGCTCTCATGATCAATCCTGTTTATGCTGCAGTTCCAGGTGATGTCCGCCTGCTGCGCCAACACCTCTTCCAAAATCAGGGTACAACTGCTTCGCCCACTGACTGAGTGCTCCTACTGCACGTCGTCCGAAGTTCCAGATACCTGAAGTTGCAGCACGTGCCAGTCCACCGATGCCGTACTCACCTACCTCATCATACTCGCCCTCGATAGCGCGCCTTTTGGGTACGCATACCCACCCTCCGCGTAGTCAGTCATGTCTTCGAAGTCTCCGTCGATAAGGTAGCCGCCTTCGGCTCCTCCCGATTGCAGACCGCGATACACACCGTAGGCACCTGCGAGTTGCGACAGACCTGACGGCTGATAAATACTTGCCGGTCCTACATCGGTGCGTGTCGTAACTCCGCCTTGCGACGGAAGTCCTCGGATGACGTCGCTCATGAAGCCAACACGTTGGAACGGCAGATCGCGCTGCTCGATGAAATCCTGGTACGCAAGATCGAGACTCGCCTGATCCATTCCGCGCTGCTGTTGTCCGATCTCTGCCATCGAGGCAGCATCAGTAATACCCATTCTCTGAGCAGCTTCGCCCATTCGGCCAAGACCTTCGGCTCCGGCGAACATCTGCTGCGCGCCTGCTTCTTCGAGAGCACCAGTAATGCGAGCCAACTCGCCTTGTCGCGACATGTCGGCACCGAAGATGTCTGCGCCCTGACCGTACGCTCCGGACAGTGCTTCGAGTCGCTGTGCTTCGAGTCCCTCTTGGATGTCTCGCATACCTTGGACACCGATGTCTTCCATCGAGCCGGTGCCGCCACGAGATCCGTACTGACCGGCACCTCCGAAGGTGCGCTGCAGTGACGGCAGGAAACTCTCTTCCAGTGTGCGCGTAGCGAGCTGCTCTTGTCGGTCGAGCACGCCACCGATATACGGATTCATGTACGACTCGGCGACACCTTCATCAGTCCACATTCGCGAGCCCGCTTCGAGGAAGGGATCCGCTGAACGTCTGATGTTGGCGGCGCGTTGCAGGCCTCCGCCATAACCCGCAGCTCCCGCTTCGAGGTACGGCTGATAGGCACCGATGTTTGCTTCCGTCAAACCGAACGCAGTCTGCTCGTCCTCAGAGAAACCAGCGATCCTGGGTCCGCCATACGGGATGTAGGGCTCAGCTGCTGCTGCGTTCGCTCGTGCGATCAGTCCCTGCGTGTAATCCGACATCCACTTCGGGATGTTTTCCACGGTTTGCCCGTAGGTTGTGACCGATTGTGGAGGTTTTCCCTCAAATAAGAAATCAGTAATGTCAGCCATTTACAACTCTCCCCGATTCGGTCATCGCTCTACGAAGTCTTGCCATGCCACCTTGCGCCATGTACTGGTGCGGTGCCTTCGCCTTGTGGCTGAAGCCACCCTTGCTCAAATTCTTTGCTTTGTGCTTGCGCAGGTTCCGACGCATCTCATCCAACCGCTTCGCTCCCGCGTCACCGGATCCGTCACCCAAGAGTGACACCGTTTCTGCGTCCATGACGTACTCACCGTCGCTCAGTCGCGCGGGAATATCGTCGGACCTACCTGTGCCCGGTCCTTTAACATAACGCCCTGCGGCGCTCACAGTCGGTGCAGCGAGCGGTACGTCGGCGTTCTGAGCCCAGTAATCGAACTCGCCTCCACGTTGGTAGCCGCCCATGGCATTCCCCGGCATGCCCTGACCTAGCTGTTGCGGCTGCGGTGGAAGCCAGTTGCCCGTGTTGGGATCGGGGCTATAACCTGCAGCTTGCAACTGACCTTGAACACTCTGCGCCAGCTGAGCTGGGATTGGTTGACCAGCAGCTATCATGCCTGCTACACCACCGGCTCCGCCCAAACCACCAGCCGGTCCCACCGTAGGTGTGCCTGTTTCTCCGGCGAACGGCTCAGGTTGCATGAACAAATGTTGTCCGCTTTGAGGTGCACCGGTTTGCCCGTACGTGTAGTACGCGTTGGGATCCATGCCCCGGAACTGTCGGTTCATGCTGTAAACCGGCAAGCTTTCCATCATCCACTCAGGCATCTCAGGAGGCACAGCCTCTTCGTACGCACTAGCACCACCAAGGATTCCAGCCCCCATCAAGGCAGGCATCACCATGTCGCCGAACTGACCAAGGGCTCCGGCTGGTGCAGGTGCTACTCCTCCAGCGGCAGGTGTCGGTGGAGCTACTGCAGGTCCCGGAGGACCGGAGGGACCACCGGGCTCACCGTAACCTGGGATCGGAGCTGGTGGACCGGAAGGACCACCCACATCACCGAAACCGGGGGGTCCTTCCAGTGCACCTGTGACTGCAACTGGATCCGGAATACCTTCGGCCATGATGCCGCCCGCTGCGGGGTCTTGGAGGCCTAACATCTCTTGTCCCTTGCCAACGAGACCTTCTATCGTTGGTTGCATGTACTCGCCCAGCCCGCCCATGATGGCACCTTCCATGAACTCGCCGCCTGTTAATGACGACGCTGCACCACCTGCCAGACTGGAGCCAACGATCTCTGCAGTACGTGCAGACATACCCGGAGCAATCTTGCTGACCTGTGCGCCAGCCATCGAGCCGAGACCACCTGTGATCGCACCGGAAAGTGCGCCCTTCATGAAGTCACCACCACCAGCTGCGCTGAGTCCGCCCTGCACGAGGGCATTACCGATGACGCTCGCCGCAGCACTACTCCCTGTAAACATGCCACCGATAGCTGCGCCCAGTCCGGGAACAAAAATGCTCAGTGCAATTGGAGCAACGATCTGGAAAATTTTGGAGGAAACGATCTTCTTCACCGTTTTCTTAATCTTCTTCCAGATCTTACTGAGGAAACCGTACTCGCCGATGCCCGTCTCGGGGTTAATCTCAGCCGGTCCCCACATAGACTCGATGACTTCGTACTCTTCAGGGCTGACGTGCAGCATCATGGAATCGTCGCCACGTCCTGCAGCTCGTGTCTTCTCTGCCGCTGCTCGGGCTGGACCTCCCTTCGCATAAGCTCGTTCGACCGCACCACCGTATTTGTAGAGACGGATCTTCTTAGCGTCCGATTTGGAGGCACCAGCTTTTTTCATCAGCTCTTCAGCAGCCATGGTGTACAGCAACTCCATGCCACCGGGCATGGCTTCGACTTTCTGCACGTCCTTAATCATGCTTTTGTCGCCACCAGCCTGACTAATCATTGCAGATAAGCCGCCCTCGGGACCTTGCACATCCATGGTCTCAGTGATCTGTAGTTCTCTTCGATTAGGTTTTGCTGCCATAGTCCTATCCCGTAAAATCTGCTGTAGCGAACATTCTCTCCGCCCACTTTTTCCAATCATCAAATGCGTAAGGGTCAGGTACGTCCTGCCCAAGCGAATCTACGCCTCCGAATACACCTGATGCCCACGCCTGCCACTCCGACGCGTCATCCAAACGTGGGAAATTAGGATCGCACCCACTCACATTATCTGAGAAGAAGCCCAGTGCGCCCGTCATGAAATCAGCCCACTGGATCACCTCGTCGTCACCGAAGCCACGTGGATCGATGATGGTCATGATTCTACCCTTCCGTCAGCAGGCTCGATATGAGCGTAAGTCTTGCCCAGTTCGTAGTTGCCACCTGCAACGTTCGACTCAAACTTGAAGCTCATCAGTCGTTTGACCTCTTTGAACTTCACCGTCTCTTCGTCGCCGCTGGAAGGTGTAGCAAAAATTGTCCCTATCTCTCCGTCAACGACAGTAGCTTTGGCATTAGCACGTCCACGTACCTGTAAGGTCATGTCACCCGACTGCACCAGGTCGGGCTCGACTCGTGCAACATGCAGGGACTTCTCACTCACGTTCTGGTCGAGCAGCGAGAACTCGTGCGTCTCAAAGAATGATCGAACAGCGCTGATTGAGGACGTTCGGATCTTGTCGAACGCTGTCTCGTGCTGCCAGATCGTGCGACCGTTTGCAGTGATCTCGTTGTCCACCATGAAGGGACGCTGGAACACGTTGGCAAAAACTCCTGCCGTGCGTCCTTGATCGACATCGTCAAAGTCAGGCAACGGTGTGTCGAACCAGTAACCTTCGCGCACATTGAAAACCACAGCGTGGGTGCACTCAGTTGCAGTGCCACGTGGGTAACACCACCAGATCTCACCGTAGCGAGGGATCTTGAAGCCGAAACATTTCTGCCGCTGTGCGAAGTTGATGTTGTCGAAGAAAAAGTTCTGGTTCATGTTGTTGGGCATCTCGCGCACGACACCGTTGAACAGGTACCAGCGATCAACACCGGGCCAATAGTAAATGCCGTCGAACTCCACGACGCCCTGCGAACTCAGGATCGTAATGCCTCGGGCAACGATGTCGAAAACAAAATCAGGTGGAGCTGACACATTGAACGTTGCTCGGATGAGGGAGTCGAGTCCCCATATCAGGACAGCAGGACCAGCACCGGCACCTCGAAGTGGCATGCCTTTGACGAGCTTCTGCGTGCCGATGTTGAACTCGACAGGAGCAACCGAGAGATTGTTGATCGCAGAGTATCGAATGATCCCTTCGCTACCGAATGCAAACAGGTACAGACCGCTGACGACGATGCCACCGCTCACTTCGCCGCCTGTGCCGGTGTTCCATCCAGTTGCACCTGAATTCAGGCCGACTGTTGTGAGTATTGTGGTTGCAGTCATCGTGTCGAGCCAGATAGTGCCGCCAATCGAGTTGTCGATGTTCGCAGCGTTCGGTGCAGCGTGTGCAATTAGCACATGATTGCCCGTGCCCTGCGTGTCGGCATAAACCTCGAACTGCCACAGATTGTTAAGGTCAGTAACGAAAGCAGCAGGCGTGCGATCACTGAAGAGGAACAACGAGCCGTTCGAGACCTGGTACTGACCAAGAGTGTTCGGATGCCCCAGGTGCAAGAACTGAACGTCGTCTTGCGAGAAGGTAGCCATGCCGCGCGTAACTTCCGGCACCGTGTCGGTGACCTGCTGATAGCCGCCAATCTTTTTCGGCATGCCACGTTGGAACCTGCACCACAGCCCATCGACGTAGTGCTCGCTGTCAAAGCGAGTACCGTCCCGTTTGATTCCGGGAGCTGAGGCTAAGCGTGCAGGTTGTGCAGCCATTAACCAATCCTTGCCGCTGCGATACACAGGTAAGCGTTTTGCTGTCGCGTCACATCGTCGATCACGCTGGCAGTAGGTGCCCAACGGAAGTTGATGATGCCTCCGTTAGAATTGATGAAGAAGTGACCTCGTATGCGCAGGAAGACTTCCTCGTTGAGCGTAGCTCCTAAGTCAACCGTCTGCACCGTTGCGACCGCACCACTTGCTCCGGAAGAGACGGGAGCCCCATCAGCCGTGATAGCTTCCCAGGAATAACCGAGTAGTGACAGGTTGGTGCCGCCGAAGTTGAACTGAAAATCTGTCGTCGCGTCGTTACCTTGAACGATCATAAACATGTCGAATTTGTATCGACCTTGTCGCAGCGTTGGTGCTCCGGCGTCATTGCTAACGAGGTCATCGTCGTCAGTAATGGTATTCGTTAGGTTGCGCGCTAAGTTATTCTCTGCTGCGGCAAAGTGCTGGTCGTACCATGAAAGTATTCTTGCGTCACCGTTGCCAGTGGCGTTGTTGTTGATGGTTGCGCCTCCACCCTGATTGTGAGGGTAAGCTCCACTGACGCTTCGAGTTCGTAGTGCATTGGATCCCTGAAAGCGCAGGAGAACAGAGTTGTCACTGTCCACCAGGTCAATCAGAACCTGCTGGAAGGAACCTGCAGGTGAGTAGGTACAGATCTGACCATCACCACCAGTGATGACGCGCATTCCTACGCCTCCCACGCTGTTGCTGACGATTATGTCTGTGATGCCATTGGTAGAACAGTTGACGAAAAGTGCATGTCCTGCAGCTAATGAACTGGCTATCTCCAACGTCACTGAGCCATCGAAGAACATCTGGATGTCGTTGCCAGTGCCCCACTGAATCTCCTCACTGTCAAGTAAGATCAGCGGTGCCCCGATGGTAATTGTCTTCGATGCACCCCCACCCGAAGCCGTAACGAATCCACCAACGAAGTCGAGGACCTGTGCAAGCGTTGCTAACGGTGCGCCTTCATCTTCAATGGTAAGACCAGCGATGGTACTTAGGAGAGCCTTTGCATTGACGTCAGCATTGTCCACGTCTTGGAAGACGAAGAAGTCAGCAGCAACATCAGGGACTGCTACCCCGATACTTGCCAAATTAAAGTCGAAAGTTCGATCAGGACCAGAGAGATCACCACCTCCAACCATGCCGTCTCCAGCAATCAAGTCGATGGTCTCAGCCGGTACACCTAAATTGGCACGTGCACCCGCTGCCGTCGTCGCATTGGTACCACCCTGACCAATGGTGATCGGGAACGCCACACTGGTGGATGACGTCGCGTTGATCACGTCAACGGCATCGCAGTAAACGATCAGACTCTGCCCTTGCGGGATCACTTGCCCCGCACCTGCAGCTGTATCGATCTCCAGACTGAAGGCACCACTCGTCTGGTTGTCCACCCAGTACTGCTGCGTCGTGTTCGGTATAACGATGCGTCGGTTACCCGTCAGTGCGCCCGTGAAGCGATACGCAATCCGGTCAAGGTTTGCACCGCTAAGCACAAAGTCACCGGAGCCCGGTACCGGAATCGACACGAAGTCGAATGCAATGGTCGAACCGGAGCTGAGTCCAATGGTGAAGAAGTTCGTGTTGTCGGTAAAGATGAAACACGAATCATTCGGATCGAGATTGATGCTCGATGACCCATCGATGTTGCCAGACGGGGGCACAATGTTGAGCGTGCCACTGCCTGAGTTGCGCAACATGAAGAACCAGTCATTGCCGACCGCTCCCGGCGACGGCAAGTTGCATGTACCTGCACCCGCTGTGTAAATCAGACACTTCGCCCGGTCACCATCAACCACTGTGAACGGTGTCGCTGCTTCGACATCGGAATCGACCTTCTGATTAAGCAGGATACCAATTGCTTTGATACCTGCGCCTGCCAGTGCAGAGGCTGATGCAACAGCAACGCTCGCACCCAGTTGGAAGGTACGCCACAGACCTGCAGCAGTCGTGTTGTCTCGAAGAACGATGATCCATATTTCTCCAGGAGCAACCGACTGAATCGTGCCTCCCGTGCTATCGCGCACAGTGAATGTGTTCGAGCCAACGTTGTTGAACGTTCCTTTGTTACCTTCGCCTGTCACCAACGCTGATGGCATGTCAATGTTGAGCGACGGAGCCGAAGCATCCACATCCATGAAATCTGCAACGACATTGCCGCCAGTAATCTGTTGCTCAGTCGGCCACTGCAACTGGACATCCACTGCCGTGGTGATCGACAGGTAACTTAACTGCGACGGGAAGATCAGGTCTCCGCCAAAGACGTCGGTGTAACTCATCAGACACTCTCCCTCGTAACGTTTCTATCGATAATGCGTTTGATGTCCTGCCCCTCAAGGATCGCAATATCTTTCTCGTAAATGTTTTGCCATACCGCAATGCGTTCGTCGTTCTTTAAAAATGGAGTTGCCTGCAGGAGCGCACCATGAAGCAGGGAGTTCGGGGCAAAGTCCGTCGTCCAGTTCGTTTGATTGGTGGCATCCAGAAGTGCAGGCAACTCCCAATAGTTGACCTCGAACGGATATGCGAAATCCGCAGACGGAGCGAACAACCAATTGAAGTAGTCATAGTCCGCGTAAAACTTTGGTTGGTCCGTCAGATCTTCATCAGGCCAATAGCGTCGTGCATACTCGTACGACCGTGCGAACAAAGGGGTACGCACCTGAGTTGAACCGACTCCGATGCTGATCGAGATCGTGTCGCGCCAGCGATTTGGTTTCGGTATCACGGACTGTCCGATGCCCAGCGTATCCGTGACCACAGCCACGAACCCAAGGATCTTCAACCGGTTTGCCAGCTCACGCTCAGCCAGATTGATCAGGCTGGGCAGCTGGTCGAATACGGTTTGATCCACGCTCGTGCCTCGCTCCAAATACGCACGGAGATCTTTCAAGAGCGAGTTGAATGTCATCGAGACAGCCATGAATTACTCCTAACTACATGTACCGTCGGTTAGCGTTGTCGTCCCACTGCCAACCGCACGACAGTCACCGTGGGTGCCAGCATCGGGAGTCTCCCCGACCGGACACACCACCAGCGTGTTGCTTGCGCCGCACTCAAAGAAGTCCTTGTCTGCTGGCGGCGCGCAGGAGACAAGCAGAACAGCCGCAATGACTATAGGTATCATTTTCATTGCGGATTCTCCGGGTCTGGCTCAGGAGTTGGCTCCGGCTCGGGAGTTGGCTCGGGAGTTGGCTCGGGATCGGCTGGTACTTCGTCGTCCACAGCTTCTTCAGCCTCTGCTGCCCGACGTGCCGTTTGAATAACATCATGAGCTGCGTCACTCCTGTCCTGAAG